TCGGGCATAGTGAATTGCATACCGTTAGCAGCCAAAAAGTTTGCCATAGATACGTGATTAAACTCGTCATAACCCTCCAAAACAGAACCCATCGCATCATCACCATAAGTTAACAAATTAACCAGATCACGGAAACGAGCTGACCTACCAAGACCTAGTTCTGCTCCAATCTCAGCGCGGCGTTCAACATCAAAAGTATCGTTGAATGCAAGACGGTGTAATAGTGAATTGACAATAGAATTGATGTAAACTGTCATATTTTGTCCAGAAGGGTTTGTGCCCATAAAGCGCATCAGAGTTCCATTATACGCCACAAGGGGAGTACACACCTCAAAAGCTATGGCTTCCATACGCTTAATATCTGAACTAGAATAATTGCCTGACAATTGAGCAATTTTGATCATAACCCTAAATGCAGCAATGATAAGCTGAGCTGGCATAGTCAAGTCATATTTTTTGTAGTCTCCAGCAATAATCCTATCCTCACCATGTTGAGAGATAAATTCTGCAAGTTCGTTCCATTCACTGCCATGCGCATTAATTCCAACAGCGCACTCAGCCAAGAGCGGATTCACAGACAGAAATCTCGCAATAGGAAGATAATATTTGCGAATACCAATTTGCAATTTAATAGGCGCAGCTTCAAAGACACGGACCTTCGCTTTATCAACAGACGTCGGTTCGTCCTTAAGGCTAGCTCCAAAAATTTCGTTGGAACTTATTCCTTGCTCCCACAAAGCTTCAGTCTTGTAATATTCCTCCCAAATCATAGGAATAAAAGTACGTGGACAAGCATTGGACTCAGTGGGCTCCAATTCCACCAAATATCCAGTTTTCTTCTCGTTAAGAGGATAACCCATAGACGTGGAAGAATTCATTGCATCACAAAACTTCTTCCCATCAATGCCAGAAACAATCTCCACTTCTGACATGGGCTTAATTTCCTTCTCCCAATAGGGAGCCTTATCTTGGAATTCCTCTTCCAAGCCGGAGTAATAATCTTGCATAGCAACCTCAACAGCCTCAGGATCAAATCCTATCG